CGCGTGGATTCACCGCGACGCATGGGTGGATTTTCCTCCGCTCAACTGGTTCTCCGACGACGTGCAATGCCTCGACATGAAGCGACCGCATTTTATCTCGCGCGCCTACGTTCACCACGTCGGAAGTCAGACCTGCGGCAACGACGCAAAGAAGTGCATGGACGACGCCGAGCCTTGGCTGCGCGAGAATCGGCCCGAGTTACACGCGCGGTGGTATTTAACGAAAGGCGCATAAGTATGGCCGCAGTCCGAGACTTTGACCCGACTCAGATCAATGCAGATTTCTCCGCAATCTTGGAGCAAGCTGGCATCGCGTTCACCTACCAAGGAAACAGCATCACCGGCGTCTGGTCTGCATCGCGCGACGCGTTCGCGGACTTTGAAGATCAGCGCCGCGACGATTCCAAATTCACCGTGTTTCTTTTGACGACGAGCGTGAGCGCGACGCCGAAGGTAACGCAGACGCTTTCGCGCGCGGGCATCACCTATTTCATCGAACGCGTGACGCTCGACGCCGAGGGAGCGGGCTGCGAAATTGGAGTTTGCAAAGCGATATGATCTTTATCGGAACAGATACGACGAAGCTGGATTTCGCATTGGCGCGTCTAGCTGCTGCTGCAAACGTCGATCTCGGTTTAGTGATAAAGCAAGAGGGAGGAAATCTCGCAAAAACTATCATGCAAATCACTCCTCCGACTGGCGAGAAAACCAGCGGTGGTGATATGGTTCGCATGGTTGGCGGTGGATTTATTCAAAAAGCAAAGGCCAGCGGACTTAGTAAAAACGCGCAGGAACAAGGAGAAAACGCAATTAAGGGCGACTTGTTCGGCGGCAGAAACCTAGGCAAGGAAGTCAGCATCGGTCTATTTCAGCGCATCGGTAATTCAAAAGAGATTCAGCCAAAGAGAAAGCGGAGCGAATTTGCCTACATCAAACTTGGTAACGAATTTAAGAACAACAAGCGCATTGGTATCTATCGCAAATTCTGGAAAGAAGGTGCTTCGATTTCCGAAATGGAAACATGGCATAAGCAGAATCTAAATTCTCGCGGGCGACCGAAAGCAGTTTCTCGCAGCAAAGTTGGTCGCTGGCAGGTTCAAGATCAGATGTGGATTTCAGATCAATCGGCTGATGCTTATTTAAAATACGTTCAAGCAAAAGTCGGCTGGGGAAAAGCTGGTTTTGCGTCCGCTGCGTTGTCTTGCGGTATTCGCGTTCCTGCATGGATTCGTAAATTCTCGTCAAAGGCCGGTCGAGTTCAGTCGAATTTCAAAACCAATCCTTATGTCATTGCCTCAACTTCTGGGAATAAGATTCCCGATTTGCAGCGCGCGGTTGATAGTGCGTTTCGTATTCGTGAAAAAATCACTCTCTCAAAAGTGAACGCGATTCTTGTCAATCGAGCCGTGAACTTAGGCTTTGCCAAAATTTCATCCTCTGGAGTCGTGACCTATAACAAAGAAGCATGAGCACACGCACAAACATTCGCAACGCCACCGCAACCGCACTCACGTCCGCTCTGGTCGTGCCCACGGCCAATATCCTACGCGGGCGAAACAATACGCTTGCCAGCATTAGCTTTCCGTCGGCTGCGGTCTATGCCGTCACCGAGCAAATCGAAGTCCGCACTCTCGGCCCAAGCAATCGCACGCAGTATCGCCAGCTTCAACTCGTCGTGGATTACTTCACGGCGGAGAGCGGCACTTACCTGATCGACGATCTTTTCGACACCGGCTCCGCTGCGGTCGAGGCGGCAGTTTTGGCCGACGTTACGCTCGGAGGCGCTTGCCAAGACCTTCATTTGACGAATGTCGAATATGTGATCGAGCCTGACGAGTCATCTCGTTGGGGAAGTGCTCGTCATACCTTTAACGCAATTTATCTAACCACTGACTAATATGGCTACCAAACTTGGCCGCGATGGCCTTATCAAAATCTCGACCACCACCATCGGTGAACTCCGCAATTACTCGCTCTCGCACTCCTCTGACACCGTCGAGGACAGCGTGATCGGCGACATCTACCGCACGCGTCAAGGCTCAATGAAAACTTGGAGCGCATCCGGCGATCTCTACTGGGACGAAGCCGACGCCGGCCAACTTCTCATCACCATCGGCTCGACCGTTACGCTTAACCTTTACCCAGAAGGCGCGACGTCCTCGGACGTTTATTACAGCGGTTCGGCTATTGTCACGAAGTTCGACGTCTCGGCTTCGTTCGATGGTCTTGTCGAAGGCTCGATTGCCTTTGAAGGCAACGGTGCGCTCTCGACCCTGACCGTTTAACGCTAGGAAAACACAAAACAAAACACACACATGGAAGCAATCGACCTCGTCCGCGAACACTTCAACAACCTCGGCACTAAGCGTATCGAAGTTCCTGAATGGAAACTCGTGATCTTCTCGTCGCCAATGACCTTGGCCGAGAAAAACCGAGTTTATAAAAAGTCTCAGAACAACGATATGGATTTGCTCGTGGACATTTTGATCATGAAGGCCACGGACGAGAGCGGAAAGAAGCTGTTCACTATCGAGCACAAGCCGACTTTACTCAACAAGGCCGACAGCAATGTTGTCGCACGCGTCGCTAATGAGATTCTTGCGGACAGCTCCGCGAAGCTCGACGACTTAAAAAACTAATCGGCGGCGATGAAGGTGCCGACCTCCTCGCCGTCTATGCCATCGCTGAACGTCTCGGCAAATTCGCTCACGAAGTCCTCGCAATGCCAGCCGACGAAATGAACGGCTGGCTTGCTTATATTAACCACCAAAATCGACTGAGAAAACAACATGGCAGCTGAAGCTACATTCACACTCAGGGCGGTTGATGCCACAAAACAGGCATTTGCGAGCGTGCAAAACTCGCTGCAAGGACTAGCCAAAAGCAGTCAATTACTATCCAGAGCGATTATGACTGGATTTGGAGTTGGTTCAGTTTTTGGCATCATCAATGCACTTGTCGGAAAAATAACCGACCGCATGGATGAAGTTAAAAAAATTGAAGAACAGATTGATACGATTCTAAAAAGACAGGTTGAGACGCAAAAGGAATTGTATTTTCAAAAACAAAAACCAACTGATCAGCTAGACATTTTAGAAAAAGAAAAAGCCGCTATTCAGAAAAATCTGGATATGTATAAAGAGACGGCAAAATGGAGGCAAATTATAGTTGGGCCGCAAACTGGGTACATGCTAGATAAGAGCAAACGGCAAACATCTACCACGATGATTGCTGATCTAACTCCTGAGCAAAGGTTAAAAGCCGCTCAACTTGGAGAGGAGTATTCACTTATCCAAAATAAAATTGATGCGATAAATGAATCTTTAAATAAACAAAAAAATACCGATGCAGAGAGTGCACGAATTAGTAGAATTAAAACACTGAATGAGGTGCTAAAAACATCGGAAGATGCGTTTGATGCAATGCTTTCAGCTCAACAAAAATTAAATGCTGAATACCGTAGCGGAAAAGATAAAGAAACTGCTGAAAAAAAATCACGACAAGCTATTGCTGATTCATTAAAATCACAAATTGATCCTCTCTATGAATTTCAAGCTAGAATGAAAGAGATCGAGGATTTAACTAACGACGGATTGCTAACAGAAGAACAGTATTACAATGCAATCAGTTTGGTCGGTTCCGCTTATGCTAATGCTTTAGGCCCGATTGAGGATATGACTTCTCGATTAGGTGCAGCAAACGAAGAAGCAAAAAAGGCAATTCCAGCAATGTCACAACTTGCAAAAATTAGTGACGACGCTGGATCAATCATTGCCCAAGGTTTTGAGGATGCAATTTTGAGCGGACAGAAACTTCAAGAAGTCATAAAAGCAATCGGACGCGATTTGCTTCGTATGGTTTTTCAACAAACCATCACGCAACCTCTTGCCGCTGGAATCTCTGGCGCGTTGCAAGGAATGTTCCGCGCAAACGGTGGCCCAGTATCCGCGAACAGTCCTTACGTCGTCGGAGAACGCGGCCCAGAACTATTCGTGCCGCGCGCCAGCGGCTCTATCGTTTCCAACTCCAACATGAATCAAGGTGGTGGCTCCGCTGGCCCTTCGATCAATGTGAACTACAACATTGCCGCTGGCGTCACGCGCAATGAACTTGGCCCGATCTTGGAGCAAGAACGTCGCCGCCTTAAAGCCGAGATTCCTGATATGGTTCGACGTGGTGGCGCGTATCGTTCAGCCTTCGCCTAATCCTCATGGCTATCTCC